GTTAATGAGATGGCGCTTGGAAGTAGGCGAGATACCAGTGCCGAGAAAGCCTTGAACGGCACTATACAGGAGGTTATTGTTTATGGTGACGCTAAAGACAGCACAGGTAAATCCGGCATCGAGTCCAACATCAACGACTACTTCAATATATTCTGATGGATTATATTTACGAGGATAAACGTCAGGACCAGTATTGGATTTATTGGGAAGGCACATCATACGAGGCGACATGTCCAGCTCCATTACCTTATTCGAAATCCTTACCCTCGCAGGGGCGCTTATTGGAGTATACTTCAAGCTTCAAACCGAAATCGGAAAGCTAAAGGGACGCATCGCTATGTTGGAAAAGCAGGAGTTGCAGGTCATGAGTATGCTAGAGAAGCTCATGAATTCTGTTGACGAGCTCAAACTTCTCCTCGCTCAAAAGGGAATGAAATGAAGTACTTCACCTACTCTGAGTTTGACAGTCCTGACCTTCCCGGCTCTGGCCATGAGATGGAGGATATCTTCCTAGAGAAGTTGGATTTGGCTCGTGAGCAGTCTGGAGTTCCTTACGTTATCAACTCGGGCTTTCGGACAGCAGAACATAACGCTGAGGTAGGCGGAGTTTCGGGAAGCTCACACCTTACTGGTTGGGCTGCTGACATCCGTGCCGACAGTTCCAACCGACGGTTCCTTATTCTTCGCGGCCTCCTTGCCGCTGGATTCAATCGTGTGGGTATAGGCCAGAACTTCATCCATGTGGACTGTGACCCGAGCAAAGCGGGCAACGTTTCTTGGTTGTATTGAATTGCGTACCTTGGTTCTATGATTGATTTTATCGTAGAGAACTGGATTCCATTGACTGTTGCGGCCATGGCGCTTTTGAAAGTCATCGTGAATCTCACCCCTTCTGAATCTGACAATGCCGTATTTGGTTATCTCGATATCCTTATCACTGCTATTACTGGCGACCGCCGTAAGAAGAAGTAAGATGGCTAAGATTAATAACGGAAATAGCTATCCGGTTAAACCCGCTCCTCTGAGTGGGGCGGATACGGCTATTGGTACTGATTCTGAAACGACAGACAAAGAGACCAAGCAGCTTAGTGTTCAAGCTATTGCTGACTTTACTCTGGACCAGAGTAACGTAGTCAACTCCGTTACTGGTTCTGACCCAATTAAAGCAACCCCTACTTCGGGAGACGTTGTCGTTAGTCATGATACAAGTGGCGTAACGGCCACGTCATATCAGTACGCAAACATTGTTGTAGATGAGTACGGCCATGTCACTGCCGCCTACGACGGCACTCCTGTCACTTCGGTAAATGGTGTTGACGGAGCTGTTACTCTTAGTGCTGGAACAGGAGCTAGTGTTGTGACGGACCCGAGTAACCCTCAGAACATCATCATCTCCGCTCCGGGTGGCGGAGGGGGTTCGGGTAGCGTTACTGAAGTTAATACAGGAATTGGACTGTCAGGCGGTCCAATTACTACCACGGGCACCATTGACCTAGATAATACGGGAGTCGCTGCGGGAACATACGACCTTGCTACCGTTACTGTCGACCTTCAGGGTCGTATTACGTCTGCTTCTAACGGGCCAAATATTGACCTTCAGTACGTACTTGATAACGGAGGTGTAGCGAATTCAGGCAGCATCACTCTTACGGGTGGAGGTGTCATTGCTCCCACTGCCGTTGTTGGGACTATTAGTTCTTCAGCCGCTACTATTCAGGACTTGACCCTTACAGAGTCTTTGATTGATGGCAACTCCTCGACAGGTACTTTGGGTCAGGTGTTGGTTTCAGACCCGACTCTTAATGGTGGAGCTGGCGGTGTAGTGTGGAGCGATGTTACTACCCGAGTTGCTAAGGCTACGGTTAGTTCTGCTGCTTTGAACGCAGCTACCCCAGTTACTGTGGTGGCGGCACCCGGAGCGGGGAAGTACATTCAGGTAATTTCGGCGGCGGCGAAGTACAACTACGGGACTTCTACCTATAGTTTTTCATCTCCTTTGAAGTTGTATAGCAATTTAAATGCTGCTCAATTTGAGCTCAACGAAGCATTTCTTCTTCTTCCAGCCTCTCAGATTAGAGCTATGTCGTTGACCGATAGTGGTGCGTTAGACGAAAACACAGCCGTGTTCTTTTCTCCGACAACTATTCCTTCAGGTTCTGCTGGAGACGGGGATATTGAGCTTAACATAGAGTATCGGATTGTAGAATTTTAATGCGTGACATACGCAAAGTTTGTATCGGTCCTGACTATAAGGACTCTATGTGTTACGTGGTGGGACAGTCCGTACTGGGCAGTTCCCACCATGTGCATTTAATTAAATACAGTGATGAGACCGGGGGTATCCTTATCTACATCCAGAAGGGGGACATCGTGGTGCTTTGGAAAGAGTTCAACGGAACCATGCCCATTTCAATAGAATACAATATCAACTTTTGAGAGCAGTCAATCAGTTTATCGTAAAGGGAAAGAGATACAACAACACCAAGGGCGACCTCATCGTAAGCACGAGTGAGGAAGACCACCTCTTCTCAAACCGAGAGGGGGAGGTTGTAGCCCTTCCGTTGGGGTATGAGGGTCCTATTGCCATTGGGGATACCCTACTGGTTCATCACAACGTCTTTAAGTTCTACAACGACATGAAGGGTCGGCAGCAGAGCGGGCGCAGTTTCTTTCGTGAAGACCAGTTCTTTGTTGACTTCGACCAGTTCTATATGTATCGGACTCCCGGTGGTGGGTGGGTTCCTCAAGGCAGGTATTGCTTTGTACAGCCCGTACCCCCAGAAGATTCAACCATCTTCAAGCCAATAACTGAAGAGCCACTAGTTGGTATAATGCGTTACCCGAATGATTATCTTACGGGTCAAGGAATTGAGTCTGGTGATGCAGTGACTTTCTGTCCGGAGAGTGAGTACGAGTTTACAGTGGACGGTGAGAAGTTGTACCGGATGTTCGACCATCAAATAACATGCAAGATTCAAAGAAGCTAAAGCAGAGCATCATCGCAGCGGGGCGGGTAGCTGTTGAGCAACTAATTAAGGTGGCTCAAGAGGATATCCTAAAGCCTAGCGAAGACGATGAGCTTGCGGCGGATAGGTTGAAGAATGCGGCAGCCACTAAGAAGCTTGCCATCTTCGATGCCTTTGAAATTTTGAACCGCATCGACTCGGAAGAGGAGGAGCTGGAGTTGGCGTCGGGCACCACCAAGACGGAAAGCAAGGTGGGTTTTGCAGAGCGAAGGTCAAGATAATCTGTACCGCCCCGTAGTGGGTTTGGTTACAAAGTCCGTTGTGTCTAACAAGAACCGCGCTAATACGTGGGTCTATGGATACAATGAGAAGTACGATATGGTGGTCATTTCCAAGTCTGGAAAGATTGGTGACATCATTAACATCAATGGCGTTAACATCGCGCTACCTCCGTCGCCAAAGGACTTGGATAGGGGCGACGACAGGTGGGTTCGTAAAGAGTTCCCTCGTGCCCTAAGCCGCGTTCAGAATATCTTCCAGTGGAACGACATGCCAAAAGGCTTTAAGGCCGATTGGGTGGACTATATCGAGAGTGAGTTCGACCGTCGGGAGGAAGGCCATTGGTTCTACAACAACGGTAAGCCTACGTACGTTACTGGCGCTCACTATATGTACTTGCAATGGACAAGTATCGACGTGGGTTATCCTGATTTCCGTGAGGCCAATCGAATATTTTTTATCTTCTGGGAAGCGTGCAAAGCTGACAACCGATGCTTTGGAATGATGTACCTCAAGATTCGTCGTTCCGGATTTTCTTTCATGGGCTCTTCGGAGTGTGTCAACACTGGTACTCTAGCCAAAGACTCACGAGTAGGGATACTATCTAAGACCGGTTCTGATGCGAAGAAAATGTTTACGGATAAAGTGGTACCCATTGCCAACCGACTTCCGTTTTTCTTCAAACCGATACAGGACGGCATGGATAAGCCGAAAACGGAATTGGCTTTTCGCATACCTGCTTCGAAGATTACAAAGAAGAATATGTACGATGTGGAGGACGAAGAGATTTTCGGACTGGACACCACCATCGACTGGAAGAATACTGACGACAACTCTTACGACGGAGAGAAGTTAATCCTACTGGTACACGACGAGAGCGGGAAGTGGGTCAAGCCCAACAACATCCTAAACAACTGGAGGGTAACCAAGACGTGCCTACGTTTGGGAAGTAAGATTATTGGAAAGTGCTTGATGGGCTCGACGTCGAACGCTTTGGCTAAGGGCGGTTCAAACTTTAAGAAGTTGTACGAGGACTCGGACCCTACGTCACGAAATGCCAACGGTCAGACTAAGAGTGGGATGTACTCTTTGTTCATCCCTATGGAGTACAATATGGAGGGGTTCATAGACCAGTATGGACACCCCGTATTCAACGCTCAGGACAAGCCCGTGCGCGGCGTTGACGGGGAGATGATTCGCGGTGGCGCCATAGACTATTGGGACGCGGAGGTAGAGAGCATGAAGGGAGACCCTGACGCGCTCAATGAATTCTACCGTCAGTTCCCTCGAACTGAGTCACATGCGTTCCGTGACGAGAGTAAGCAGAGCTTGTTCAATCTCACTAAAATCTATCAGCAGATAGACTATGCAGATAGCCTTGTTAAGGAACACTATCTAACCCGTGGGTCCTTCAGTTGGGAGAACGGCATTAAAGATAGCCGCGTGATATTTAGGCCCGATAAGAGAGGCAGGTTTAATGTTTCGTGGACCCCGAACAAGGGGCAGCAAAATAGGTGGATAGAAAAGAGAGGAATCAAATATGCTGGCAACGAACACCTTGGTTCATTTGGATGTGACTCTTACGACATTAGTGGCACTGTGGGTGGCGGTGGTTCTAACGGTGCTCTTCATGGAATGACCAAGTTCCATATGGACGACGCCCCTACCAACGAGTTCTTCTTGGAGTATGTGGCTCGACCGCAGACGGCAGAGATATTCTTTGAGGAGGTGTTGATGGCGTGCGTATTCTATGGCATGCCCATCCTTATCGAGAACAATAAACCGAGGTTGCTTTACCACTTCAAGAACCGAGGTTACCGTGGGTTTTGCATGAACCGTCCGGACAAGAACTTCAACAAGTTAAGTAAGACGGAGAGGGAACTGGGAGGTATCCCAAACAGTTCTGAAGATGTTAAGCAAGCTCACGCCGCTGCCATCGAAAGCTACATCGAAAAGCACCTTGGTGTAGACATGGAAGGAACATACCGTGATGTAGGAGAGATGGGCAGTATGCCTTTTGTACGCACTCTCGAGGATTGGGCTCGTTTTGACATCAGTAATAGGACTGCTTTCGACGCTACTATCAGCAGTGGTTTGGCCGTTATGGCGAACCAAAAGCACCTCTATATGCCTGAGCAGAAGAAGAGTTCTATAAGCATTAACTTGCCGAGATACAACAACCGTGGTTTTCGTAGTGAGAGATTGGACTAAATGAAAGACGTCAAGATAAATATCTCCAGTGCTGGGTTTCCTAATCAGTTCGTTTCTGACGCGGAGAAAGCTAGTGATGAGTATGGCTTGATGGTCGGTCAGGCCATTCAGTATGAGTGGTTTAAGAAGGATGGTAACCAGTGCCGGTTTTACAACCAGTGGCGGGAGTTCAATCGCCTGCGTCTTTACGCTCGTGGTGAGCAGAGTGTTGCTAAATACAAGAACGAGATGTCCGTCGACGGCGACCTTTCGTATTTGAATTTGGACTGGACGCCGGTTCCCATCTTGCCGAAGTTTATTGACATCGTAGTCAACGGTATGTCTGAGCGCGTCTTCAAGGTAAAGGCTTACGCGCAAGACGCGTTGTCTCAGGCCAAGCGAAGCAAGTATCAGGATATGATTGAGGGTCAGATGGTAGCCAAGCCTGTCTTGGAAATCATTCAGCAAAAGACTGGTGTCGACCCATTTACCATGAACCCCGACGACTTGCCTAGCAGCGACGAGGAACTCAAGGTATACATGCAGCTTAATTACAAGCCTGCCATTGAGATTGCTGAAGAGGAGGCCATCAATACTATACTCGAAGAAAACCACTACACCGACACGCGCAAGAGGTTGGACTACGACCTCGCTGTTTTGGGTCTTAGTGTGGCTAAGCACGAGTTCTTACTGGGCTCTGGCGTTCAGGTATCTTATGTAGACCCGGCTAACGTAGTGTATAGCTATACCGAAGACCCGTATTTCAAGGACTGTTTCTATTGGGGAGAGATTAAGACTTTGCCGATTACGGAGCTCATGAAGATTGACCCCAGCCTCACCAACGAGGACTTGGAGGAAATCAGTAAGTACAGTCAAAGCTGGTACGACTACTACAACACAGCTCAGTATTACGAGAACGACATGTTCCATCGTGATACAGCCACGTTGATGTACTTCAATTACAAGACGACCAAGAAGGTGGTCTATAAGCGCAAGAAGCTTGAGGGCGACGGCGCTCGCGTTATTGAAAAGGACGACCAGTTCAATCCACCAGAAGAGATGATGGAGGAGGGTTCATACGAGAAGGTTGAGAAGACCATTGACGTATGGTACGACGGCGTTATGGTTATGGGAACCAACATCCTATTGAAGTGGGAAGTGGCACAGAACATGGTGCGTCCTAAGTCTGCGTCTCAGCATGCCTTGCCAAACTATGTGGCTACAGCGCCACGGATGTATAAGGGCGTTATCGAGTCGCTTACGCGGCGTATGATTCCTTTCGCCGACCTTATTCAAATTACACACCTCAAGCTCCAGCAGGTTATCTCTCGCACCGTTCCTGACGGAGTGTATATCGATGCCGATGGATTGAGCGAAGTAGACCTTGGCACGGGAAATGCCTATAGTCCCGAGGATGCTTTGCGCTTGTACTTCCAAACTGGTAGTGTAGTGGGACGCTCGTACACTCAAGACGGAGAGTACAATCAGGGCAAGGTTCCTATCCAAGAGTTGAATAGCAACAGTGGTGCCGCCAAGACGCAGATGCTGATTGGTAATATGAATCACTACTTGCAAATGATTCGTGACGTAACGGGACTCAATGAGGCTCGCGACGGAAGTACCCCCGACCCCAACAGTCTTGTTGGGTTGCAGAAGCTGGCTGCGGCCAACAGCAATACGGCTACCCGCCACATCTTGGACGGCAGTCTGTATATGTTCCGCTCTCTGGCTGAGGCACTTACGTATCGTGTTAGCGATATTCTGGAGTACGCTGACTTCAAGGATGAGTTCGTTAATCAGATTGGTAAGTACAACGTCAGTATCCTTCGGGAGATTAGTGAGCTGTACATCTATGACTTCGGTGTATTTATTGAGGTTAGCCCTGACGAGGAGCAGCGTGCTCAGCTTGAGGCGAATATCCAAATGGCTTTGAGTAAGGGCGGTATCGACCTTGAGGATGCCATCGATATCCGAGAGATTAAAAACATTAAGCTCGCCAACCAACTGCTCAAGATTAAGCGTGTTGCGAAGCAGGAGGAGGAGCGTCAGTTCCAGCTCCAGCAGCAGCAGATGCAGGCGCAGAACAATATGCAGTCACAGCAGATGGCGGCGCAGACGGCTATGCAAAAGATTCAGGCTGAGGCCCAGAGTAAGATGCAGGTCAAGCAGGCGGAGATTGCTTTCGAGATTGAGAAGATGCAGGCTGAGGCTCAGGCTAAGGCTCAGCTTATGGACCTTGAGTTCAAGTACAACCAACAGCTCCATGGAATGCAGGAGCAACAGTTACAGGTTCGGGAGGATAAGCGTGAGGACGCTAAGTCAAGCAGAATCAGTCAACAAAATACTGAGCAGAGCAAGCTTATTGACCAGCGAAAGAATAACTTGCCGCCGATGAATTTCGAGTCGAACGAGGACAGCCTAGATGGTTTCGACTTGGCCGAGTTTAGTCCACGATAAAATATATATAAATGGAAATTAAAGTAAGAGAGGTAAGTGAGGTGGAGTCTAAGTCTACACAGCAGGTAGAGCAGGAACTGCTCGATAAACACGAGGCGCAACAAGAGGGTGGCGTTACCCCTGAGCCTGTGCCTGAGCCTGTGCCTGAGCCTTCCTCGTTGTCTGAGGACGAAGTACGGTCGTTCTTGAGCACGCGATACGGACGTGAAATTGGCTCGTTGGACGAGCTAAACGAGGTGCGTGAAACGCAGGTTGAGTTGCCAGAGGATGTGGCGGCGTACTACAAGTACAAGCAGGAGACCGGTCGCGGTCTACAGGATTTTATGAAAGTCAACCAGAACCTCGCTGAAGCAGACGGGGATGGGTTGCTAAAAGAATACCTCCTACAAACTGAAGACGGCCTCGACGCAGAGGACGTAGAGATGATGATGGAGGACTATAAGTTTGATGAAGACCTCGATGACGAGGCCGATATTAAAAAGGCTAAATTAGCCAAGAAGAAAGCTGTTGCTAAAGCACGGAAATACTTCGAAGAAGAGAAGGAGAAATACCAAGCACCTCTTGAGTCAAGGGGCGCAGGTTCTCTGGAGGAATCTGAGGAGTACAAAGAGTACAAGCAATATGTTGAGCAGGCGAAGACTTACCAAGAGGAGCAGAAGCGCAGGAAGGATTGGTTTGACGAAAAGACAGGCGAGGTGTTCAGTGAACAGTTCAAAGGTTTTGAGTTCAATCTAAACGACAAGTCCTACGTGTATTCTCCCGGTGACCGTGGTGAATTGAAGAAGTTGCAGCAAACCCCAGAGGCTTGGTTAAACAAGTATCTGGATGAGCAGGGCTTAGTCAAGGACGCCAAGGGGTACCACAAGTCATTAGCCGTCGCGATGAACCCCGAGAAGTTTG